TCGCGCATTGCCAAAATATCGTTTTTGGCATAGTCAAGGAAACGCGCCCATTCAAGCGGATGCGTTTCACCAGTAGCACGGCGCAATTTTTGGTTAGCAGGGCGGGGCTTACAGAAAAGCTGAATAAGTTGTTTACCTGCTTTGTCCTTCGCCTTGTCTTGATCGATCTTGAAAATTTCACAAAGTGAATCAAGCGAACCGGGCAAAGAATGGCTCAAAGCTTGGACCATTGTGTCTTCCCAACGTTCGATTGGTAGAACAATATCAAGGCCCATCTTCGGCAAAGCATGTCGTAAAACGGTACGGTCAAAATGTGAATTGTGAGCGATAAGTTTTACATTTGGATCGTTCAGTAATTTGCAAAGTTCATTTGATAAAGGGTTAGATGCAACATCTTCAACATGAACAGGGCCGTCATTGAGCGCCCAAGCAAATACTGTAATTTCAACTTGTTCTGCATAAGCGTGTGTGCCGTTTTTAATTGGCACTTCGCAATATGTCTCAAGGTCAAGCCAAAGGATGTCTTGCATTTTTATAATTCCTATTTTGCTTTGGTAAAGTGAACGCAGAGGGTCAGCAATACATTCACTTTCCAAAGCAACCCGCATAATGCGAGATGCTTTTAGGGTTATGCTTCAAATACACCTTGGTAAAATTCACCTTTAAGCGATGCCAATTTACCTTTGAGAATTTCAATAAATTGGTCAGCACGCTTTTGGTCGTGGTTGTCTTTACCGATAAAACGCAAAATGAAAATAGGGTCTGAATCCTTCACGGAAATGCGAACTGAAATAAACACTGATTCAATCGGCAGACCTTTGAAGCTTTCAGTGTGAAGAACGATTGTTGTAGGAAGATCGTCATCAACGCCTGTTGCTTCCATGCTTTCAGCCGCACTTTTTTGGTAACCCATTTCGGCTACGTGGCTGTTTACTTCGCTGCCTTTAGTAAGTTTTACTTTGCGGAGTGCGCGAACGCCTTTTTCAAAAGAAATTGAAGTGTCAACGACTTGACCATCTACAACCTTTTTGCCTTTAAAGGTGATGTATTCAGCCCAATCATCTAAAAGGTCAATTAGTTGTTCTTGGTCAAAGCGGCGAGAATTCGCTTGTTCAAAAGCTACAAATTCAGGCTTTTTAACCAAGATTAAGCTTGCAGTGTCATCTGCATGACCAGGGAGGGTGTCATCACCAATGTTGAAAAATGCTTCGGCGCGAAGGTGGTTATTTGTATTGATGAAGTTTTTTAAGCCTTCGATACCACGAGCTTTTGCATAATCAACGAAAGAGTCGATATTGTTGGTATTAAAAGTGCCGCGGAAACGGTCACGATGTGCGTTAAATTTTTCAGTGCTATGAACTTTAAAACCATCGGGCACGATCGCAATTGAAGCGTTTTTATCAACCTGTACAGGTAAGTTGCCTTGTGCTGCAATCGCTAACGCTGCGATTTTGTCTACTGATTGTTCCATGTGTTATTTACCTTATAAAGTTTGGTAGGAAAGGGATTAGCCGTTTAGATAATCTTCGGCTTTGACGCGTTCAGGCATTAAAGACAACTTGCCGCCTTGGAGAACATGCATAGGGGTTTTACCACTTGCATTTTCGTTTTTGTCGCCCGTTTCAGTTGGCGCTTTGAAACTGATCTTGTGAGCAACTTCGACTTGGTTACTGTCAGAAATCTGGTTAATGGTTAATTCCAAAGTGACCTTTCCAGCTTTGCCGTGAGTCACTACGGCACCTGCTACAGTTGAAAGGAATAGACCTAATTGCTTTTCCGCTACACCGCTTTTTAGGTCACCAAGAAATTGAGGTACATCGGTTAAATTATTCATTGTTGTTTTCCTCATTTAGGATTTAAAAATTCGGGTCACACTATCGCAGTGACCGCGGTAAACGCCTTTTGAGTCAAGGTGCAAAATCGTTTACTGCCACGGTTATTTCCAGTATCGACACTCATGGCTTGTCGATTAGCGCCGGTCTCCTAACGCACTGGCTCACTCATATTTTTATGCGAATAACGGGTCTGCGCCTTCTTCATCTGCGCTTAAGTCTTCGAAATCGTCTTCAGACGCTACGCCACCACCTGCAAATGCTTCACCATCTTTCAAGAACTGCACACCGCGAAGTGATGCATTGATACGTTTGCCGTAGTTGTTGTCTTGGCACCAAAGCTCAATCGCAGCATTCACGTAGCAACCTGCATACGGTTTGCCGTCTGCTTGAACTAACGGCGTTTTACCGTCACGATCGAAAATTGTTGGACGCGTTTTATTACGCGCTGAAATGAAGTAGTTACCTGCGTAACCTTCGTAATCGCCTTTAGTGTCACCATCGTGCAGAGCCATACGGTCTTTGGTTTCGATTTCTTTTTTAACTTGAGGCCATTTAGCGCCCCATTTTTCAGCACCCATTTTGTCCATTGCTTTACGGATTTCATCAAGTTGCGGATGATCGCTCGCAAGAATGAAAGATGCAGAGAAAGCAGGTTCACCTTCACCATTTACGGTTTTAGCTTCAAATAAAGCAGGGAATGCAAGACGTACATTGTTTAAACGAATTTTCATGGGTATTACTCCGATACTGTTAAATCTTCAAATTGTGGTTTCATGTCCAGTGCGGCACGCTTGTCGCTTTCAGGTGCGACGGTAGGTTTACCGTCCGCCTGAGTAATAAGGGCTTCAATTTTTGTCCATTGGCGCGGGCCGATAACTTCTTCTTTTTGAAGTGCTGCCGCTTTGGTTGGACTAATTAATTTCAGGTCATACATCTGTTCAGTTTTAAGACGCATGCTCTTAAGCAGTTTTTCTGCTTCTTCTGCATCAGTCCAAGCGCGATTACCTTTCTTGCCTTGAACCATCTTGAAGCCGGGTATTGCTTCACCTGCATGCATCTTTTGGTGAACCGCTGAATCGACCGCTTTAATCCATCCTTCGAGAAGGGGGATAACTGCATACATTCGGCTAAGCTGAGCGTTGGTTGCACTTACAACTTGTGCCGTTGCATTGGTGATTTCTTCTTGCAAATCGAGTTGGGTTAAATCCTCAAACTCGCCTGCAATGGTCTCTACCAAGTGCTTTTGTAGAGCAGGGCAAGTTGCCTTGGCTTTACACCAGTGGCACTGTTTCTCACCCGGATTAAATGAAGCTTCAAATACTTCGTTTGTTGCGCCATCGGGGTTTTCGACACCGTCTTCTAATGTATGGATAAAAGTAACTTGCGTTTTTGCTTCATTCGCGAAGTCGTAAAGCTCTTCAACTGTTAATACATATTCAGATTGATAGCCTAAGCGTGGTTGGTGAATGACCATTCGTACTTGTTGAAAGTCGCCGAACATACCGAACGTTGCCAAAGCACCTAAACCGTAAAGCGCAAGTTGCTCGTTGCCTTCTGCATCGACCTTTACGCCTTTACCGTATTTCAGGTCGTGGACCTGAATTTCAGTTTCGGTTAGAACAACTGCATCGCTTGTACCGAAAGAACCTTCTGCACCTACAAACTCGGAAAAATCAACACGCTGTTCTACAAGCAACTCGTTGCCTTCAGCTTGGGAACGCACCGCATCTAAATAGATTTGGACGTTCTCAACCATTTCTGCATCTACTGTGAAGAAGCTAGAAACAGCATTTTCAATTTCATTAATCCAAAGGGCATTGCCTTTGATAATGACAATTGTGTGGCCTTCGAAATCTGCTGCATTCTTACCTTGCTCTAAGCATTCCGAAGCAAGGAAATGCGCAGCGGTGCCTAGATCGGCATGCTCTGAGCTGCTGTCAGGTAGGTCTTTCTCAAGAATTACGCTACCTGCACAACGCATCCAACGGTGAGCCGAAGAAGGACTTAATTTTGCATGTGCTGTCATGACTTAATCCTTATTGAGCTGCCGTAAAGCCCGCTGCAACTGCCAAAGCAATAATGATTAGCAGGGCAAGGGTGAAACCGATTAATTCGCCAACTGTAAACACGGCTTTGATTCGCTTATTTAAAAAATGGGTTTGAGTATTCATATGCATTTCCTTATGCAAGTGCTGATTCACAAGCTGCGATTACTTCTGCGTATTTATCCGCGGGAATGGTTGCAACAGTTGAAGCGCCTACAGCACTTAAAATGGCTAAAAGTGCAGCACGGTCTTTTTTAGCTACTGCTAAACAAGCGTCTTTCACTTCTTTTTCAGTGATTTCTGATTTAGTTGTTTCTTCAACAACTTCATCTTTTGGCTCTTCAACAGGTGCAGTTTCAGATTTGGTTTCTTGTACTTCTTCAACCTTTTCTGCTTTGGTTTCTTTAACCGTTTGAGTTTTTGCAGGGTTAGAGGTTTTAACTTCTGCGTTTTTAATTTCTGGCTTTGCTTCTGCCGTTTTGGTATCACCAAATACATAAACTTCGATGTTTGAAGCTTGTGCAACGATATCTTTTGAGTTTGTTAAACCCGCTTTGATAAGGTCTTGGCAGATTAGGCTGCGCCATGTATGAATATCTGTTGTCATGGTTTTTATCTCACTTGTTGCGTTTGTCTCAACATGATTGATAAGTTACTCACAACATTAAGTTGCGTCAAGTGCAACTTTTTAAAAATATGCATAAAAAAACCTGCTTTTAAAGCAGGTCATTGAAAATTAATGAATTAAAGTTTTAACTAAATCTTGTACGGCGTTTTGCACGATATACATAGCGTACTGAATCGATAACTTGACCCACAAAAATACAATCTTCGTCTAAGGGAATGATGTTTGGAACAAAGTTTGGGTTGATGGCTTGAAGGTATCTTGAGCCGTCAGATTCAATGATTAATTTCTTAAAAGTTGCATCGGAATGTTTACGAACAACGATTACATCGCCCGATTGCATATCGGCATAATAAACAGATGGGTCTACTAAAATATAATCACCTTCTAAAAATTCAGGCTCATTACTAACGCCCTTTACTTTTAGATAGAAACAATCTTCACAACCATCATCGGGTGCAGGCAACCATTCTGTTACTTCTGATAAATCAACAGCTTCTGCATTTGTCCAAACACCTGCTTGTACCCAAGAAAGTACAGGGAGCTTATTGTTTTTGCGAAGGCCTGTAACGTTAGGCTGTTCAATACCTTCAGCCATTTCAAATAGCGCTGACACTGTCACATTAAAAGCTGAAGCAATTTTTTCGAGCTTATCTATATCGGGAAATTGTTTACCAGATTCATAGCGGGAAACATTGCCCTTATCGACCCCTAACTTATCTGCAAGGTCTTGTTGGCTCATCTTTTTAGCTGCTCTCAACTGCTTAATTGCATTACCTAGTCCGGCCTTCATGTGTTTTTCCAAATGTGCGCTATTTAGCATTGTTGAGAAATTTTATTATTAAGTTTGCGTTTGACGCAATAAATTTCAACGCAACAAGTCTTGATAAATTGTTGCGTTTAATGCAACATGAGTCTAATTGTAGGATGAAAGGTAATTAAAAATGTCTACACCGCTTCGTCAAATCAGACTGAAAAATAATTATTCCCTTGCGGAAGTAGCGGCGGCTGTTGGTTCTGACGCGGGGAACTTATCGCGTATTGAAAAGGGCAATCAAAAGCCGTCCTTACAACTAGCAGCAGACCTTTCAAAGTTTTTCAACGAAGAAATCTCTGAGTTAGAGCTTCTTTACCCTGAACGCTACGTAACAGAAGGGTATTTCGAAGACCTCACACAAGAGGAGAATGCCGAATGACTGAAGGTCAAAAATTTGATAACGCGAAGCCGCGTTTCTCGTTAATTCCAAAAGGTTCGCTTGCGCCCGTAATCAATGTACTTGAATTCGGTGCGCGTAAATATTCAGAAGACAATTGGCGCAAAGTTGCCAATGCAGAAACACGTTATTTCGATGCAGCTCATAGACATCTAAATGCATGGTGGGATGGGCAAACACTAGACCCTGAAACGGGTGAATCACATTTAGCACATGCAGTTAGCTGTTTGCTTTTTCTCATTGCATTGGAACAAGAAAAGAGCGTACCGCATGCAATTTGTGGTACTTGCGGATTTGCTCCATGTGAATGTAAGCAAACTCTTGCAAACACGGATACCTACCGACCATTACGAAACTCTTATTCAGTTGAATGGGGGCGTTGATATGACAAATCCGATCAATATTTTTGGCCCTAAAGAATGCTCAAAACATTTTTGGGCGCATGACTCAAATGGCATTGGCAAAACTTGTGTACGTTGTGGCGCTACTGAAAACGTTTTATATCAAACACCCCCTCAATTTACCTACAAGGTTTTAACTGGTGCACAAGCTGTTTCAGTGCTTCAGCTCACGCCACAAATTGATGACATGGGCGACGATAGCAATTTAGATCATCACGTTTCACCTTTCTGTGAGGTGCGTGACGTATGAGCTATTTCAAGGAACACGGAAAAACCTTACTTGCTCATCACTACATGATTGTGCCGATCAAGCAAGGTTTAAAACGTCCTGTTATGGATGGGTGGCAAAACGTTCGGCTTACTGCCAGTGACATACCGCGCTTTGCAAATCAAGGCGTAGGTATTTTAACGGGTCAAGGACCTTTCCCGATTTGTGCAGTTGATATCGACGTAACAGACGCGGATTTATCACACCAGTTTGCAGAATGGTGCCGTGATAATTTAGGTGTGAGCTGTGAGCGTGTCGGGAATGCACCAAAGATATTACTGGTGTATAGAGCTGAAGATTCTGATTGGGGTAAATCAACTTCGGCGTGGTTTGCCGATCCTGCCGAAGTAGATAAACCTTTTAAAGAAATACACAAACATCGTATCGAAGTGCTTGGGCGCGGTCAACAATTCGTCGCGTACCATGTTCACCCCGATACGAATAAGCCGTATGAATGGGTTGATTTCTTCGGTGGGCTAACTGAATTTGCTGCTAATGCTTTGCCGACCATTACTAAAGAACAGGTCGAAGAAGCGGTAAAAGCTTTTGAACGTATGGCCGAAGAACACGGCTTTGTTCGTGTGAAAAACAGCAAGTCACGTATTGGTGCTTTGACGTCTAGTGAACTCGCGGATGAAGAAGATTTATTAATGACGACCACGGCTACAATCGGTTGGTCGTTGGATGATGCAAAAAAATATTTAGAACATATAGACAATGAAGATTATGACACTTGGTTGCGCGTGGGGATGTCTTTACATCATGAGTTTGACGGCAGTGACGTTGCTCTCGAACTATGGAATGAATGGAGTTCTACCGCATCGAATTACGTTAGCTTTGAAGAGCTCGAATACCGTTGGAATACGTTTAGCGGCACAGGCTCAACCATCGTCACAGCGCATTGGTTACTTAAAACAGGTCGTGAATCTAAACAAGCAAAACTTAGATTAGAGAAACGCCAAGTTCTTGCTGACATTAAAAATCAGATTAATGAATGTCGTGACCAACAGGAACTTTTGCAGGGCGTAGCCAAAGAAGCGGGCAAGGTTGCGGGTACTGATCTTGCTTTACGCACTGAACTATCGGGCCTTCTTCGCCAACGCTTCAAGCAATTAACCAAGATCAGCATTTCAGCGCGTGAAGTGAATATCGCAATGGGTGGTCGCAAAGTGCAAATTGCACTTGATGATGCCCAAAAGCGCCCGATGACTGAATTTGGTAATGCTTCAAGAATGCTAGACGCGTACGGCAATGAAATTATGTTTATTGCCGAAACAAATACCTGGTACCGATGGAATGGTGTTTATTGGGAATCGTGCGTGAACATGGTCATCGAGCAGTATGCAAAGCAAACTGTTTTGGCTATGGGTGACGAAGCTAAAAAGATTGATGACGATGCGCAACGTGCCGAGTTCTATCAATTCTGTGCAATGTCTCAAAAGGCGTTCATGGTCAAAAACATGGTGACGCTTGCACAATCCGACCCGCGTGTATTGGTTCCGATCAAAGAATTAGACAGTGATATTTATTTACTGGGCTGTGCAAACGGCGCGGTGAATTTGCGTGATGGTGAATTGGTTAAGCCTAACCAAGAATTGCTAATCACATATAGCACTGGTGTCGATTACAACCCTAAAGCGAAATGCCCATTATTTGAAAAGACAGTTCTTGACGCTTTCTATGGCGATGAAGAAATGTCTAATTTTTTCCGTCGTTTAATGGGCTACGCGATTTTAGGTAATCCAAAAGAAAACCTTATGGTCATCCCGTTCGGTGATGGCTCTAACGGTAAATCGACCTTACTTACAACCATTTTCAAAGCACTTGGTGATTACGCCAAGATGACGCCTGCTGAAACATTCTTAGGTGAAGGCCGAAGTAATGCAGGCGGTGCGCGTGAGGATTTATTGCGTTTACGTGGTGCCCGTTTTGTCTATGTCGGTGAACCGGAAGAAAACAAGGAATTAAAAGAAGGCTTGGTTAAATCCATGACAGGCGGTGAATCCATCACGGCCCGCGGTCTTTATTCGCGAGTTTCTGTTGAGTTCAAGCCAACGTGGACCGTTGTAATGCCAACGAACCATAAGCCAATCATTAAAGGCGGTGACCATGGTATTTGGCGTCGCTTAATGATGATTCCTTTCCAACGAAATTATGACGCTGACAAGTCTCTTGTTAAAGACCCGAACCGATCTGAAAAACTACAGGCTGAACTTGAAGGCGTTTTAGCTTGGCTTGTGCGTGGTGCGCTTGAATATCAGCAAGAAGGCCTGAACGAGCCGAACAAGACGAAACAAGCACGTGACGAATATCGCGATGAAATGGACCTTTTAAAGGACTGGATTAGTGAGTGTTGTGAGCTTGGTGATTATCGCGAAACGTCTCAAAACCTTTGGGTAAGTTGGGAAGCGTATGCAAAAGCGCGTAACGAATTGCGCTATATCCCTTCATCAAGGGCGCTAGGTCGTCGGCTTAGTAGCAGGTTTACCTCTGCGAAAGGTACAGGTGGCAAAAGGCTTTTTGCAGGTATTAGAGTTTCCGTAACTCCTGATTCCGAATTATTTGCGGATGAGAGCAGTAAGCAGTGAAGGTTGAACACGTAGTTTTTTGCGTATACGCAAATTTCTGCGCGTTTGTTGGTGTAGGCAAGTTGCAAGAGTGGCGTTAGTGGCGTTTAAAGTGCGTTTTTTCCTTAATCTCTATTTATATATATAGGACTTTTAAGAAAAAACAATAAATAACGCCACTAACGCCACTCCAAAGACAAAAACGCAAAAAATTAACGACTTGGAGGAGCGCGCCCATGCCTGTTTTGGCTTTTCTCCCTGAATTTGTAGTGAAAGACAAAGTAAAGCGTAGCTCTGAGCCAAAAGTTACAGAGGATGACGTGAAAAACATACGAGAACTACATAAATCGGGCATGTCTTATAGACAACTTGGACATAAATACGAAATTTCCCATGAGATGTGCAGACGTATTTGCACAGGGTATTGCTATAAGGAGGTCTTCTAATGGCTTTACGTGGAAAACAACAACGATTTGTTGATGAATATCTGATTGATCGTAATGCAACGCAAGCTGCAATTCGCGCAGGATATTCTGCAAAAACTGCATATTCAATCGGCGAACAGAACTTGAAAAAACTTGAAGTTAAAAAAGCCATTGAAGAAGGCGAAAAAGAACTTGCAGAACGCAACAAGATCACTCAAGACAAGGTATTAAATCGCTTATGGGAAATGGCAACCGCTGATCCTAACGAATTAATGCGATACACACGTGTTAATTGCCGATTCTGTTGGGGTATTGACCACAATTACCAATGGACAGTAGGCGAATTTAAAAGAGCAATTCAACACGCGCACGACACGAATGCACCTGAACCAAAATGTGAAGGCGGTTTAGATTTTGATCGTCTCAAAGCACCTAATCCAGATTGCCCAGAATGCCGCGGCGAAGGCGTTGGATATACGTATATTGCAGATACGACACGTGTAAGTGACCAAGCCAAATTGCTTTATGCAGGTATTAAAGAATCTCAGCACGGCATAGAAATCAAAATGAATGACCAAGTCGCTGCTTTGATTAAAGCAGGTCAGCACATTGGCATGTTCAAAGATCGTGTAGAACTTGGCAACGACCCAGAAAACCCGCTAACCGATCCAAAAGCAGCAAGTACACAGCTTAGCCTTCTTGCCAAGTTGAAAAAGGCTAAGGCCAAAAATAAGGGGGAAGACGATGCATAAAGTTCATACCTTAAAAACCGATTCAGAAGTTTTTCAAGCGGTATCTGATGGCCGTAAAACATTTGAGATTCGTTTCAATGATCGAGATTTCAAAGTTGGTGATGATTTGATTTTACTTGAGACGATTTACTCAGGTGAACAAATTAAGCAAGGCAAGCCACTTCTGTATTCAGGTAATGAAATTCACAAAACAGTTTCATACGTATTGAGCGGCTATGGACTGAAAGAAGGATGGGTAATATTGGGGATTCAAGGCCCAAACCACAACACATCATGCACATATCAATTTGAACTTGCATTTCACAACCTGCAAGACACGCCTGAGCTACGCAAGATTTATTGGTCTGCATTAGGCCAATTGCAATTTGATTCTAACGATCAGGTTATTCCACCAGAGCTTGAAGAGTGCCCATGTTGTAAGGGGAATCAAGATGCGTGAACAGCACAACTACAAAATCGGGCAACAAGTCTATTTGCCCACGAGACGGAAGTATTACTACATCAACGGCATTCATACAAACAAAGGCTGTTGGCTAACAGGTATTGAAGATTTCACTTTGTTACTGAATGAAGAACCAAACAAAGCAACCAAGCACGATAAGACATTTCGTGTTCAACCTTGGCAAGTGGAGGTTATTTGATAATGGATAAATACTTTTGGATTTTCCTAATGGTTTTGGTTATTTGCGCCACTTACGCAAAGGTACACGGTGTGAACCTATGACAAATACTTTCTCGCTGACAGCTTTTCTCATTTCAGTATTTATCAATCTGCTTATTCCTTTGTTGTTGGTGAAATTCTGGCACCTAAAGAAATCAGCATTTTTTAGCTGCTTAACATGGTTCTTAATGTTTGCAGTGGTGGGTGAGTATTTCAGGCTTCAGGAAAACCACATCAGAGATTTAGCCGATGTTTGGTTTCTCTTTGCCATTAGTTACATGACCATCTTTGAATTTGGTGATTGGATTGACTATGAACAAGCCTAACGATGACGAACTACTCGCATTAATTGCGGATATGAGCGAATCGGAAATTGAGCAATTTATTAATTCGCTTGATGAAGATGAACGTGCAGTTATCAGCAGGATTCTTGCAAATGCGCCTGTATGGTTCCCGCTTGAAGGTCCGCAAATGGCTGCTTATACATCGGATGCCGACATTATCGGCTTCGGCGGTGCAGCGGGTGGGGGCAAGACCGATTTGATTATCGGCTCATGTCTTACTGCACATAAACGTAGTTTGGTTGTGCGTAAAGAGAAGGCTCAGACAGACGGTATTGTGCAACGTGGTGAAGAAATTCTAGGCCACAAGAACGGGTACAACTCGCAAAAGTCTTTTTGGAATCTGGGCAAGGGCCGTTTGATTGAGTTCGGCGGCTTAGATAATCCGGGTGATGAAAAACGGTGGCAGGGCCGTGCGCATGACTTGAAAGCATTGGACGAAGCTACAGAAATTCGTGAGGGCCAAGCACGTTTCATTATGGGTTGGAATCGTACCAGTGACCCAACAATTAAACCTAAATGCCTTTTGACCTTTAACCCGCCTACTACAGCTGAAGGCCGATGGGTAATTGATTTCTTTGCACCTTGGATTAAGAAAGGCTACCCGAACCCTGCACA